TGCGCTTGCGGCCACGACCGGACCGTCCGCGACGACCCATGCCGCGCCGCCCGCGTCGCAGACCACGCTCTTCTTTGCGGGTCTTCTTGCGGCGACTTTTCTTCTTGCGAAATGCCATTTCGTATGCTCCTCCTCTCCCAAAGATTTGACGGGGCGAGCATACGGGCGGAGCACGGACACGCGAGGCGGGAAAAGCCCAGGTTGGCTAGATCGGTCCGCTCGAGCCGCTATCTAACGGCGCGGTCGCGTCCGGCGGCGGCGTGCCGACCGGCGACGGCTGGCCCAGCGTTTGCTTCGGACCGGGTGCTTTCGACCCGGCTTTCAGCGCGTCGATGAGCGCGTCGATCTGCGCTTGCAGGTTCGGGAAATTACTCGCCGCTTCGCGTAGCGCCATGACCGCCTGGTCCGCCGACGCCTTCTTCGCGCTGCCGAGCGCGCCGGTCGGCACGGCGCCGACGCCGGTGGGTGCCGGCGGCGTACCGGGCATATCGGGCGGCGCGCCGAGGCCGGCGCCCATCGCGGCGAGCTGGGGAGGCGGGCCACCGCCAGCGGGATCCGCCGGGGCTCCGCCGCCGACCGCGCCGGCGAGTTTGTCGAGAACGCTACCGTACATGAGAGAGCCTTTCTAGCGGACCGCCGCGTTCTGTTCGCGGGTCGGCGCGTGCGAGGGCGGGGCCGAAGGGCCTTTCCCCCTTTGATTTTTGGAATTGAGTTTCGGAGCGGGTCCGGGTTTGCCACGCTGCTTCGCAGCCGCAGCCATCGCGGCATCCATCTTCTCTTGCGCTTCCATGCGCGGAAGTTCGGTGCGCCATCCCTCGATGCGAAACTTCTGGTGCCACCAACGGCGGTCGACGAGCTGCGGTTTCTTGTCGTACATGCTCATCCAACGGTTCCATGCGCCCGCCGGCGACGTCGACAGCGACGAGATCGGGACAACGCCAAACTCGACGGTGCCCTGCAAGTCAGCCTGCGAGTAACGCTTCCACTTCGCTTCGACCGCGCCGGCCGGTTGAACGACAGTCGGATCGGCGTCTTCATCTTGCGGCGGCGCGAGCGGCGGCAGGTTGTCGTCACGTTCGCGAATCGGGCGCGAACCGTTGTCCCATTGCTGGATGAGTTGGATGCGCAGTTTTCCGATGCGCGTGATCCCTGTTTCGAGGTTGCGCACCTTCAGCCGAATCGGAGCCGCACCGCTTTCCTGCAGCTGATCCATTGTTGCGAACGCCGTGTTCGAGGCGGGAAGTTGGCCCTGTACCGAATCGTTGACCCCGCTCACCTCGCCCATTGCCTTGCGCAAGATTTCCCACAGTTGCAGAAATTCGGGCGGGATGGGCGGCTTCTCGAGCGGCTTGAGCGCGTCCATTTCGTCCATCGGAATGATCGAGCCCGGCTTGTTCTTGATAGACTGCGCGTTGATGCCGGCGCCCTTCTTGAGCATGTACGAAGGGTTGCCGATCTTCTCGAGAATGTCGTAGACCTGGGAAAGGATCCGGTTGGACGCGATCGCCGCGTCTTTGAGCGCGATCGATTCTCCCTGACCCCAAAACCCGCCGGTGTTGTAATCCTTCCACATCGCGTATGGGAAGCCGGAGATCTGGAAGGGGTTGGGGATATCGCGCAGGAGCACTTTGCCGCCCGCGATCATAACCAGCCGGCCGCCCGGATATTTCGGACGCCACGCCGTTTCCATGACCGGCTTGAGCTTCGGCTTCATGATCGGGTATAGGAAGACGCCGCCGTCGATTTCGCTAGTCGCGATGCGCTGGCCGACCGTTTCGAGGTCGTACGAACCATCGTCTTTGATGATCGGCTCGAATTGCGGCTTGCCGGCTACATACTTCTGGCGCGAGAATTTCTCGAGCGTTTCGTCGCGCAGCCACCACTCGCCGACTTCGACGACGTCGCCTTCGTCATCGAAGTAGGACGGATTAAGCGCGCCGTACTGCGGTCCGCTGATGTTGCCATCGACGTTCTGCGCGGTGATGATGCGCTGCGCTTCGGTCTGGTCGCCTTCGCGGATGAAGTCGCGATCGCGCTCGCGCTTGTCGGTCGACTTGACGCCGCGCACCGCCCACACGGCTTCCGCCTTGTCGGGGAAATTGCGGCGGACCCATCCCATCGTTTGCTCTTCGATGTGGATGAGATACTCCGCGTCTTCGATACACTTGGCGGTACGGTTCGTGTAAACGCGATACGGAACGACCGGCTCGGCCATGTGCTTGCCGCGGCCGCCGTCGGCGTACGGGTCATACCAAACCTTCATGAACGCTGTGCCCCAAATGAGGCCGTAGAGCACGAACGTCGAAAGTTTGTCCTGCATATCGTTCTCGTCCCAATCGCGGTCGACGAGTTTACGCAGCAGGTCGGCGGCGTCTTCAGAACCTTCGAGGATCGGCTCGACCGAGACGCGCGGCTTGTTGTCGGTCATCACGGCTTGCATGAACGTGATGAACGCACGGATCTTGTTGATCGTGATTTTGGCGCGCCAGGACGGCCAGCGCGACGGCCACACGTTGCCGACGAAGAGATCCCACGCGGTGTCAAACGTCTCGAACGGTTGACGCGCCTTGCGCGCCTCGTCGTAGAGGTTCGTGCAGTAGCGCAGGATGCGGAAGCGCTCTTGCTCCTCTTCGGTTAGCTCGACGTCGGCGTCTTGGTCGTCGCGCTTTTTGGCTTTATCTTCTTCGCGAGAGAGCCATTCCGGGTACGGGATGAGGCCCGAGCGGGCGCCCATCGCCGATTCGAGGGGCATCGTTTACGGCGCCGTGCAGGTTTCGATGACCTTCGCGACGTTCACCGGCAGGTTGCCATTCGCCGTCGAGAGCGTGTACGCCGACACGATTGCGGTCGCAAGCGGGTAAACGGTGCCGGCGCTCGAGAGTTGGACGATGTAGTAGCGTGGCGCCGTCGAGCCGGGCGGCATGTTGACCTGCGCCGGGATCGCACCGTTTGCCGATGTGACGACCTGTTCGACTTGGGCGATCTGCACCGAGGCGTTACCGTTCGCGGCCGACAGCGTCACCGCGGCAGCCAGGGCCGCGAACCAACCCTGGTACGTCGTGGCGGACGCGAGCGCGACCACCCATTGAATGTCGATCGCTTGCTGCAACATGGTCGGCATTAGGGAACCACCGATCGATAAGAGCCTGCGCCGATCATTTCGAGGTTGCTGCGCTTGGCGAGTTCGCGCGCGTTGCGATTCGAGCCCACCTCGTGATTCGTGATCGGTCGATAATCGAGCTTCGGCTTGCCGTCCGGGCGCCGTCCGACGATCGTGTCGATACCTGGCAGGCCGACGTTAAATTTCGCGGTGCCATCCGCGACGCGCTCGGGGATCCGAGCGTCCTCGCCGGCCGCGTCGATGCGGACGCCCGGCAGATAGGCGCGGTCGAAGATCCGGCGGACCTCCGCGAAGCAGCGGCGCCGGCCGCGTTCGGGCTTGACCTCGTTACGAGGCGGAGCCATCTCACACGCAATCGTGCTGCGCAAGGCGATGGGGCGGAATACTTCGTGGCGCCCGTGCGAAGGGCACTCCACCGGATACAAGGGCACGACGCTATCCTTCCATCGGTTGCACGCTTGAAAAGGCGGGAAAAGCCCAGGTCACGAGCTTCCGAGCCCCCATATCGCTTCTTCGAGCGCTTCTTCGTCGACGTCGCGCAGGCTCACGCCGGGCAGTCCGGGTGCCGGCGTATCGTCCAAGAACGGGTCGAAGTTTGGCAAGTCCGGTTCGTACTCGTCATCCTCGATCTCCGTCGCGTCGACGTCGCCGGGGATGATCTTCGTGTAGACGTGCATCAAGAAGCACATGATGTAGTAGGCGCAGACGAGGTCGTCGTGACGACCGGCTGCGCCGTTGTATTCGACAAATGCGCCCATATCGTGTTCGCGGTAGGTTGACATTTGCAGGACGGTGTCGCGGTCAGGACAATCGATCAGCCCCGTATCGATCCGCCGGCGCATCGCGGCGATCGCGCTTGGTTTCGTTTTGTCGTTCGACTCGAACCCGACGTGCTAGCTCTGCGGCATCCCGTGGATCCCCGGCGGCTGATACCGATACAAGCCGGGATAGAGGTTGAATTTGTCGATGGCGACGCAAGTCGCTGAACCGGGCCCCGTCCATTCCGGTGCGAGCACCGGCATCGGAACCACCTCGCCGACCATGCGGCGAATCGCCCAGGCCAGCGCCGACGCCACCTCGGCGAAGTCGAGCGGATTGAGGTGCCCGCTCCAGACCATGTTGACCGTGTCGCGCTCGAGTTCGTTGAGCGTGCCGACGTAGATGGTCGAGAAGTCGCCGTCGGGGGAATCCTTCTTGCCCTTGCCGACGTCGGCGCCGATCATGATTCGTTCGCCCTTGCGGATATCGCGATAGATCCGCAGGTTGTTGAACGTGCCCTCGTTTGTGTGCGAAGGGAACCCGGCGTGCCGGGCTTCGCCTTTGGTCAACAGTCGCGGCCGGCGCACGAGTTCATGGATGGGGTAGTGTTCCTTGTCGGCGGGTGAATCGCCCCAATAGATATCGCCTTCCCAATCCGGCTCGCGCACTTCGTTCATGAGACGCTTGATCGTCTTGCGACCGAACACCGACTGTCCGGTCATGAGGAACGCCGTGGCGAGATCCGTCGGGTACTCCTGGTCGAACATATCCTCGTCGCGGTTGAACGTCGGACCGGCGAGCATCATGCGGCGCCATTGAAATTGCTCGGGCTCGATTTTCGGAAACCGTTTGAGAAGATCGATTTCTACCGGCGTGTACGTCTTGACGAATTTTTCGCGTAGGTCGCCCGAGCCGAACGGAATGGCAAAGCTCTTGACCATATCCTGCCAAGGGATGAAGACCAGGCGCATTTCGCCGTATTCGGTTTTCTTGCGAGCATCGGCGTCAAGGCATTGGATATGGAACCAGGCGCCGCGCCCTTCCTGACCGTTCGGTGTTGACTCGACGTACAGCGCGGAATGGGGATCCTTCGAGATCGTCGGGTAGAGCGCGCGGAAGAGTTCGTGCGCATCTATGTACCGCGAAGCCTCGGTGGCGTGGACGTTCTGGAATCCGTAGCCGAGGTACGCATCGATCGAGCGGGCGGTCGCGACGTAGATCGCCGAATCGAGCGGGACGTCGAAGACAAGGCGGTCCTTCGGCGGGTTGTTATTGAATTGCGGCGGGAGCGGCGGACGCACTTGGATATGCGTGCCGTCGAGGTCGAAGAACGCCGGCGACTCGCGCCAGAAGCGCGTATACATCGACAGGACGTTTTCGGAAGGGTTCTTTTCGTTCGCGACGACCAGCGACTTCGAGTTCGGGTTGGTCGTCGTGTCGTCGTAGATGAGCGATGACACGCCGGTTGAGAGGCCGGCGCGGCGCGACTTGCAGATGATGATGCGGACGGGAAGGCGATGCTCGCGGAACCAGCGATAGGTTTCGTAGAGCCGCAGCTGCGCTTCGTTGTAGCGGAGCGGAACGACCTTGCGCGTGTCCGCCTCGAGAATCTTATAAATGTTCTCGATACGGAAGCGTTCGTCTTTGGTGAACCGCTCTAGTAGCCGCCTCCGTGTGTCGTCAGCGGCTTGCTTCGCAGGCTAGTCGCCGCCATAACTGCCGTCATCGTCGTCATCCTTGAAGCCGCACGCGGCACCGTCGAGAATCGCGCCCAACGCAAGCAGCATTTCCGAGTTCAGCGGATACTCGGGGTCGCGGTTGAGAATCTTTTTCGCGTGCGAGAGCGCCAGCATGAACACCTCGCGCGAGCGCTCGTCGACGAGGTTGTCGTTGTAGGTGCGCTTCGTGCCGTTCATGCGTGAGCCGCCTCTTCTTGTTTTGGTACGAATTCGTTAGGGTTGATGATGCCGAGCGATATGACGATCGCGACGAGGTGCGCGCGGTTGAGCGCATAGAAACGCTTGAACATTTGCTCGATGAGATACTCGACGTAGCGCGGTTTCCATCCGGTGAATTTCGCGATCTCGGCGTCGCGATATCCCTGCGCGACGTACAGCAGCAGGCTGACACGGTCGGCGCTCATCGTAATGCCGCCAACGCGCTGCACGCTGATGTGGTAGCGGTCGCAGACGTCACAATGAGCGGCGGTGCCGGAGGCTTGGAGTTTGCGCGTGAGCGCGCGTTTCGCGCCGCGGGCCGATTCGATGCTGTCGTACACGGCCGCGGTGCAAGCCACCTCAGTCCTCCATTCCGGCTTGGGCCGCCGTAATCGCCGGATCTCCTGAGCTGATGCGGATGGGTTCGCCCGGTTCGTGCGCCAGCACCGCTAACGGATCGTTGGGATTGACTGCCGCCTCGAGAACCTTTTGCTGGTCCGGCGTCGCCACGGCAACCGTCGTTCTGTCGCCGTTGATAATCGTGTAAAGACTGACGTGCGGCGCACTCGTCGGACCGTCCGGCACCCATCCGCTGATCTTCGCGAGCAGTTGCGCGGCGCGAATCGATGCGTCGTCGTCGCCGGCGACGGCGATCTGGGCTGCGCGCCCGAGAATAGCTGTGCGCTGAGCTTGGATATCCGTGAAGTCGCGCTCGAGGATCTCGCGCACGC